AGCGGAAACTTGTCGGGCCAGCTTGCTTCTTTCTTAACGTCGTAAGCAGCTTTCATTGCCTTGAACAACGCTTTAGCTTTTGGCTCCGACATTACGAAGGACATCTCGTACGCTGCGCCATCGTCTAGCGGATCGCACTTAACGGAACCGCCCTTACCACCGTTCGCTTTGTTGTCGAACTTATAAGTGGTGTTGATTCGTGGGTACAGCGCCTCGACGCCTTCCACTGTGTAGTACATAGTTGCTTCAGCCATTGTTGTCTCCTTAACTTAGGCTATTTATATCGAACCCTTCCATCTCAGCAAATGGGGAACCGCCGTTGACGTTGTAAGCATCTACGGTAAACGTAATAGCCTGTAACGTGTCATCGTGATCCACCATGAACCGAACTTCATCAAGTTCCTCTTCTTCTAACGGACGCTGGGGGTAGAAAAATAGTTTCGGTACGGGGCTTTCCTCGTCAAAACTTATTCTAGTAACCACAGCTATTGAGGGCGTTCCATGCCCACTTAAAAACTTGGCGTAAGCCTGTAACGGCATCGTGCCCTTACTACGCTCTTTACCAAATATGGACGAGGCAGGTACCTGTAGTTGGTACACCTTGTCTAACACTCGTTCTTCAACAACTGCCAAGCGTTGGTGAAATCTACAAGCCCTACCACTTCCATTGCCTGAACCTCTTACGTTATGCACACAGTCCATACAGCGCATACTTTGCCGTTGATCTTCAGGCACTTCGGGTGCAGGGGTCTGGGTGTTAGCTGACCAGCAATGCGGTAACTTCTTAGTCTTTGGATCGTACTCACCTTTGTAATACGAGCGAGACACTTCCGCCGCATTGACTATGATTACATCTATAGACTCGCTACCGTCTGCCGAGCTTTCCAACCCAGTAAACTTGCTACCCTGTATACTGATTCGGCGCATTAAATGTCCGCATCAGGGTCAAATGATGACGGGTCAAACGCCTCAGACATTTCTTCCTGCATCGCAGGTTGCCCGTTGCTTTTGTAGGCCATCAACGCTTTTGTCACATCTGGCAGTGAAAACCTATGAGTTTTACCTACCTTGACGTAAACACCTTCAGGTATCACCTCATCTCGTACCCATTTTCGGGCCGTCGATACTGACACATTAAAATGCCTAGCGACATCCTCAATCGGAACTAATTGCTCCATCACGCTTTCCTTATAGTCAGAGCGAACTCTGCATCTACGTTCAACCCTTTCGGAAGAAGGTCTGGGTTTTCCTCAAGGAACTCCCTCACGTTCTTCTGGTTGAGTCGCTTGTCTAAGAACTCAGGCACTTCATGCTCCAAGATAAACTTGTGCATAGATTCCCAGTCGCTAGTCCAATACTTCTGCTTCACAGTACGGTAAAACGTACCTACGTCAGTCTTGACACTTTTGATGTCGTTCTCTTTCAAGTAGTCGAGCAGTGCGCTTTTTATTTTGTCTTGCTGATTGACTAACTTGCCATCAGCCTCCTTGAATTCAGTGGACAGTCTTTCCCGTTCAGCCTTAATTTTGAGGAAAACCTCAGTCATTTTCTTAACCGGAACACCACCCACATCTGCTGCATCAGCCATGTTTATATCCTTCCATTGCCGAGAAATGTAATATAAGCGTATTTCGTGGGCTACTCAAGTATTTCCTTGTAAAGGTCAATAATTTTTGTATGTGTGTGTATTTTGTTATCAAGTAATGCGTACACGCGCCTTTCTATGTGTGACCCTTGTAACTGAACCACGGTACACTTGTGATCTTGCCCCGCCCTATGCACCCGTGCGTTAGCTTGCGCGTAAGTTTCCACCGAACTGGTCGGCCCCCACCACACTACTGTGTTTGCAGCGGTCAGCGTTACACCATGTGCAGCGGCTTGTGGCTGAATTACTAGCACTCTGGGCGTGTCCGTTTCTTGGAACTGCTTGAATATACGAGTACGTTCTCCTGCTTTAACTGCACCGCTAATAACTTCGGTAGGTATTTTGTCTTTGCGTAGCTTGTCAGTGAGTAGTTGAATCGTGTGCTTGAACGGCACAAACACCAGAACTTTCTTGCTTGACTCGTCAATAACCTCACGCAGCACCTTATAGCGGTGCTTGATGTCGAACTCTATGGTGTCACCAGAATCGGTGTACACGGCACCAGAACTTATTTGTAGTAACTTGTTCATGTTAACTGCTGCCGTAGCCGCCGTAACGTCTTCTCCTGCTGCTTGCATGACCATCTTGTCTTTAAGTTCTTTGTAGTATTTCTCTTGTTGCCTAGTCAAAGCCACTTGGCGTGTGGTGTAGACCATATCCGGTAGGTCAAGGCATTCTTCTTTAGTGAACCGAATCGCTGGCTGCAATGCGTTAAACACTACTTCGGTAGCATCGTGCTTAGGTACCCACTTGAAGTTGGTTACTTTCACCATGACCTTATCGCGGAACGACCCCATAAAGCGTGGCACACCCTTCGGGTTAACGAGTTTAGCCAAACCATACGCATCTAACGGGCTTTGTGCGGCAGGAGTACCCGTCATCATCCAAAGCCATGTGTCTGGAGTGAGCAGCTTACCTAATGTTTTCCACCTGTTTGTTTGCGCGTTCTTGTAGTGCGTTGCCTCGTCAACAATGATTAGATCGAACCCACCGTTGGCTATCTCGTCCGCGACTATCTCCACACCGTCATAATTTATTATGACGAACTCTGCTTCGCTATTGATTATGGCAGCGCGTTTTTTAGCCGAGCCATAAGCCACATCTACCTTGCGGTGCATAGCGAAGTCGAACAGATCGTTGCGCCACGCTGAATCCATGATTGATAAAGGGCATATCACCAACGCTCGCTTGATCCGCCCTTGGTTCATCAGAAAGTCTGCTGCCCATATAGCACTGGCCGTCTTACCTGTACCTTGCTCGTTAAAGCAGAACGCACGTTTATGAAGTGTAAGAAACCCTGCGGTAGTCTTTTGGTGCTTAAATGGTTTGTACTTACCTGTCCATCTGTACTTACCTTCAATGGGTGATGGCGCGTTTATATTCAGATTCTTGAGTACGTGTGTTTCGTCTACGCCCCAGTTAACTACCACACGATTGCCTGATAGCTCCTTACTTTTTGGTATTACATCAGTGACCTTACGTGGGTTACGCAGCCGCATCAGTAATGCTTTCCCTTCTATAATCTTCATTTACCCTTCCATGCAAAAAGGCGTGAAAGGGGTCTTCCCCAATCACGCAAACTAAATTAGCCCCGCCTTCGACCACACTGACGGGAAAGTGCTAAACAGGTAAGGATATACCTTGGTCTTATCTCGTTCGCTTTGGCTTCTTACCGTTACGGCTGCGGTTAGCACTCTTGCTTTCCACCTTGTAGCCATCTCTATTGCTGCCCCCCTTACTGAGCATCTTGTTATGGCTAACGTCCTTCCCCTCACGTTTGTCAGCCTTGCCGTTCTTATTAGCATCACGCCCCACCTTATCCATAGCCCGACGAGCACGTTGCCGTTCCATACGAGCTTCATGTGCGGCACTACCCACTGGCGGGTTCTTCTGCTTCTTGCGATCTGCTTTATTCTTATACGGCATTAGTTCTTTCCGTTGTGTGGGCACTCCAACACTGGGCACCATGCTTTACATAGCCCGCTTGGGTTAGGGTTCCACGTATCATTCTCAAAAGCTGTTTCCATGTCGTTGTAGTTATCCAACCACTTAGCCCACAACCTTTCCTCGTCTTCAGTTGTGTACCGATCCCGTATCAGGTCGTTACTCACTACAAACAATAAGCCAGCCCGAACAGTCTCTACTTCGGGGTAATGCTTAAAGGTAGCTAACGCCATTAGCTCTAGCTGTCCTTTGTCTGCGTATCTTGCCGACTTGCCTGTCTTGTAGTCAATCACCCATGCAAGGTTTTCTTCGCGGTTCAAAATTACAAGGTCAGCAATCCCTCGGAACCAAACATTACCGTCAAAGAAGCTACATGCTTCTAGGTCTTTGGTCAGCCCCATCTTTATCTCGCACAACTTCTCGCCTTTCTTAGCGTTCAGTGCGTCGAGCATACCTTTCGCATAGTTAAACCGTGGGTCTAGTTCACCACCGTCACGTATGTATTCTTCCGCAGCTTCGTGAAAAGCTGTTCCATACAGCGTGGCTTCAGACTCCTTGAACGGATACTGCTTGAGTATTTTCTCGTGGTAAAACTGCTTGGGGCATTGCTGGAATGCCTTAACCTTGCTGAATGACCACGGCGCTACACTCATGCCGATACTACGCTCTCGGCTCTCAAAGTTTCTTTGTGGTCAGCCCAAAACACATCATCAGGTAAAACGAAATTAGGCGACACTTGCGCCCATTCAATTCGTAGATGAGGAAACCTACGCCTATGACGCTCTAACACCTCATACACAGACTCAATACTTTTATACATACCGTCCATGTATGGCGTACCAACAAACAAAACCACGTACTTCATGCTTCACAATCTCCATAAGCTACTGCTATACCGCTCTCACATTCAAGCGGCAACCCTTCTGCCCACTTGGGCACGTAACGCATACAGCGTTCAATGTACTTCTGAGCTTCTTCAGCCTCATCCATTGGCACACACCCAATAACTGAGTCGTGTACTGTCAACACTGCGCGATACTTCTTTGCTATAAGTAGCATCTGTTCGCCAATTATACAACGAGCGATGCCTTGGCAGACATTCTCTATTGCCTTACCACCATATATCTTGGTTCGGCCTCGGCGTGTCCTATAAGTGTATTCCACACCCTGCTCGTTCTGCTCTCCATGTAGATCGTCATAACGCATCAGTAGCTTGGAAGGTAGACGTATAGCGGAGCGATCCCCCAATACCTCAACTACGCCTTCCTTACCAAATTGCACCGTATCACCGCGCTCCATACTGGCAATCATGTTCTGAGCTTCGCGCCATACATGACTGATTCGCCAGTTGGTATCACGATAAATGTTTATGATGCGCCGCGCTTCGTCTAGTTCTATGTCTGTACCAAACGTCTTTAACTGTGCTTGGAATTTGACTGCGCCCATACCGTAACCAGCCCCAAGTATCGTAGTCTTACCGACGAACCGCTGCTGTTTACTGACCTGATCTTCTGGTATGTCGTAGATCCGTGCAGCCATCTTGACGTAGACATCTTCCTTGTTACGGAATGCCTCGGTCAGATCATCCTGCCCAGCGAACCACGCCAGCACACGCGCTTCAATCTGCGACGAATCACAGTCAACCAGCGTGTAGCCGTCAGGTGCGGTGATGCTTCTCTTTAACATCTTACCGTCAGGCCCACGGCTCGGTAGGTTCTGTAGGTTGATCTTGTCATCCCCACCCCACCGACCAGTGTGCGCTGCATAGTACCTCACAGGAACCGGCAGAGTTCCACGCCCCGCGATATCTATAAACCGCTGAGTGCGCGTTTCCTCCAACGTACTTTTGTTGCCCAATCGTGCGGCCACCAACGCTTGCACTTCTGGATTCTCGTGCGCTCCAAGGCTCTTAAAAGCCTCATCGGTTTTAGCGAATGCGTAGGCTTCTTTGCCGGTAGTTGAACTGATTTTAGTAGGGGGTGTTACACCCTTGGAACGTAGTAGTTCTGCAAACTTGTCATTACTCATCAGCTCCTTTTTATCTGCCACGCCAGCATCTACTAACAGCTTATCCTTACGCGCTTTGATGTCGTATAGATGATCCTCAAGTAAATCACGGTCTAGCTTCAGCATAGGTTCAATGAACATACGCAAGGTGCAGTCAATAATCTTTAGCTCCTGCTTCGGGAACCCCCGTGCCATGATGTTGAACAACTTATATGTAAGCTCAACGTCATTGATACAGTAGTCGCCGTAACGATCTAACTCGTCATCAGTAAAGTCCTCACGGCGTTTGCCCAGAGCGTTTACTATCTCAGTGCCCTTTTCCCCGACAGCATACCGTTCTGCAAGTGCCTTGAGACTTCCACCAACTTCAACCCCGTGTACAGCACGGCCAATGCAAAGAGTGTCAGCCCACACGCGAGGGTGAATATCAAAGAGCCAAGACAGTATAGCGCCATCGAACATAGTGTTATGAGCCAGCACCATACTGTTTGCCCAATCGAATTCATCGAAATACCCTTTAAGCTCTTCATGTGTCCCACTCGCCCACTCAGTGTCGCCGTTGTTGACCTTCACAGATACACCGACCACTTCAAACCGAGAGTCGCGTATGTACTCCTCGGTTGTCAGTTTAGTCAGCGAAAAGTCTTTATCATAGAAGGTTTCAAAGTCCAGTGTTATAAGATCCACTACTCTGACTCCTCCACCTCAAGCACTTGCTGTATATCGCATCGTACAATCTTGGGTACCTCTAAGTAGTTACCTTCACCATCTTCGGCAGCAAAACGAGCTTCTTCCTCGTTCTTGGCCTCGACCTGTACGCGCCTACGTATAGTTTCTTCTAACGTGATGTTGTACTTTTTCACGTTACTTTCTCAGTAGGCGTTCGATTTCAGCACCTATATAGAAGCGGATCTTCTTGGCGTCACGTAGTTCGTCGCTGTGCGAGGCTTCACCCATGCGGTAACACGCTCGGAATATCTCACCGATCTGTGAGTTCATATTCTTGTGCGAGATCAAGTCTTGCAGTTCACGCGCCCCATCAGGTAACTCGTAATAGGATGCAGTGCTACCGTCACTCACTTGTGCGCCCTTCTCCAGCTTCTCTTCCAATAGCTGTGTTTTAGTTACCTGTGGTTTGAGAACACTCTTGTTGGTTTCTTCTGTAGAAGCTGTTACACGCTCAAACCCTAGTTCCTGTA